CGGCGAACGATCTGGCATTGTGGTGTTCGATGTGGACCCCAGGAATGGTGGCGACTCGTCCTGGTCTAGCTGGCTGGAGTCCAATGGCAAGGTGCCAGACGGTGCCATGCAGATGACAGCAGGCGGTGGTGAGCACCACATCGGCGTCTACAACCCAGAGATTCGATCCTGCAAGTTGGCCGAAGGTGTGGACTTGCTGGCCGATGGCCGGTACTTTGTGGCCTTCCCATCGACGATTGAAGGACGCAGCTACCAGTGGGAGGCGTCATCCGATCCGTTCGATGGCGTGGCACCTTTCACGATCCCGGAGCAGTGGCTGCAGTCCTACAGGGCAATGCGCAAGCCTGAGACACGCCAGGCGGCGGTCACCACGGGCGGCGGTCTGATCCAAGGCAGCCGGAACAACGGTCTGACAGCCCTGGGTGGTGCCATGCGGCGCTACGGCATGACCGAGGCAGAGATCATGGCGGCGCTGGCCATTGCCAACGAGACCCGCTGCGAGATTCCACTGCCATCGTCTGAGCTGTCCCAGATTGTCAGATCGGTCTGCCGGTATGAGCCTGAGTCGGACGTGGCTGCGGCTACCAGTCTGGGCAGCGATGCAGCCGAGGCGATCCTGGAGGCCACCAGAGCGCAGGTGCAGGAATACTACTTCACCAGGGCAACGTCTTACCTTGGCCAGCCTGCTCCGCTGCGCTGGATCATCAAAGGCTGGGTTCCAGACAGCGGCGTGAGCATGGTCTACGGCGAGTCAGGGTCCGGCAAGACCTTCATCACCCTGGACATGGCCTGCCATATCGCCTCCGGCCTGCAATGGCATGGCCACAAGACCAAGGCCGGCCTGGTGGTCTACATGGCAGGCGAGGGCAACTATGGTTTGCGCCAGCGCGTCACAGCCTGGTGCAAGGCCCACGGCGTCCAGAATCTGGACAACCTGCTGATCTCGAACAAGGCCATCGACATCGACAGCCCTGCCGCAGCAGCTCAGATCATCAACGCAGTACGAGAGATCACCCAGGACGATGCGGTGGCGATCTTCATTGACACGGTCAACAACCACATGAGTGGGGATGAGAACAGCGCCAAGGACACCCGAAACATGCTCAACGCCTGCAACATCGTGGCCCGAGCACTGAGCGCCAGTGTGTGCCTCAATCACCACACTGGGCATGCAGCCGAGTCTAAGCAGCGAGCCCGAGGCTCCAGCGCCTGGAAGGCCTCGCTGGACGCATCGATCCTGGTCTCCAAGAACGACAACAGCATCGAGATTTCCTGCACCAAAATGAAGGACGCAGAGCCTCCGAATCCGTTCTTTGGCAAGCTGGAGACAGTGCCGCTAGGCTGGATTGATGAGGATGGTGAGGAAATAAAAGGCGCAGTATTTGTGATTGAAGAAAATGCGCCTGAGCAAAAACCGAAAAAAGAATCCGAGATTCAAAAAGATATTCGGAAATTCACAAATGCTTGGTGGCATGCTGGCGCTGAAGACCGAGACAAAATGCCTTATCTTTCGCGCAGCGCACTGCTTCAATATCTGACGACAAACGAAGGACTGACAGAATCGACAGCGAAAACTTACGCTCAGGAGAGTAAAAAAGGACGACTGATTTATAACCTGTTGAACGCTCAGATTATTGTGGCGCATGAGCATGGCTGGGTGGTCTCAGACAACGCAACGGCAGCAACCTTGATGGTCAGAAGGACTGAAAAGTAGGGTGGGACAAATGGGACAAGACAGGACAAACTGGGACAAATGTCCCGAGGACAAGGCGAGGCAGCCTGGGACAGGACAGGACACACACCTTTAGGGTGTGTCCCATTGTCCCAGCCACGATGTGCGATTTTTTCGACCCGGAAGGAGCAACCTGTGGATAAGTGCAATACATGCGGATCAGATCAGCTCAAGATCGGCATCACCAACATTGCATCAGGAGCGACTGTATATCCGATCTACTGCGATGCATGCGGTGAAGTATTCGCAAAATATGTGAAGAAAACAATCGCACAGGAATATGCAAAAGAAAATGGACCGTTGAAATATGTCAAAACAAAAACCGCAGAATATATTCAGAAAAAACAAATCCAGATTAAATGCGAAGTGTGCGATGCAAATGAAGGTGAATTGCACCACTGGGCACCACAGTATTTATTCGGTGACGAGGCCAACCGCTGGCCCGTTGCGTATCTCTGCCGCACATGCCATCGGAAATGGCATGATCTTGTAACTCCGAACATGAGCAAGAAACCATGACACAGACGAACGTGAACGAGATGCTGGCCGGCCGTGAAGGTCGGTATGGCAGTTTCCAAGGCCATGCCAGGATCAGCCAAGACCTCAAGGCAGCGATGCACGAGCGCAGCGGCTGGGATGGACTCCAGTCCGACCAGCGCGAGGCCTTGGAGATGATTCAGCACAAGATCGCGCGCATCCTGAACGGCGATCCGAACTACGCCGACAACTGGGTCGACATCGCTGGCTACGCCACCCTGGTGGCGAACCGACTGGAAAAAGAGGAGAATAAGGTATGACCACAAAGTCCCACAAAGTAAATCCAGCCGACAAGGTCGAGCAGTGGCCCATCGAAAAGCTGGTGCCATACGCCAAGAATTCGCGCACGCATTCCGAGGACCAGATCGCACAACTGGCGGCCAGCATCAAGGAGTGGGGCTTCACCTCGGCCATCCTGGTGGACGAGGAAGCAGGCATCATTGCCGGCCACGGTCGCGTCATGGCGGCCAGGAAGCTCGGCATGGCTCAAGTCCCGGTCATGGTGGCCAAGGGCTGGAGCGAGGCACAGAAGCGCGCCTACGTCATCGCAGACAACAAGCTGGCGCTAAACGCTGGCTGGGACAACGAGTTGCTGGCGCTGGAGTTGGCCGAACTGGATGCAGCAGGGTTTGACGTCAGCCTGACAGGATTCAACCAAGACGAGATCGATGGCCTGACCAAAGTTGAAGACGCAGAACAGATCGAATACCAGGGTGATCCAGACGATGTGCCAGAGATTGCTGAAACGCCGATCAGCGTGCCAGGCGACATCTGGGTGCTTGGAAAACATCGCCTGATGTGCGGAGACAGCACAAACCTGCAGCAAGTCGAGAAGCTCATGGACGGCAAGCTGGCCGATCTGGTCTGGACTGATCCACCATACAACGTGGCAGTCGAAGGCAAGGCCGGCAAGATCATGAACGATGACATGGGGTCTGGCGAGTTCAGAGACTTCCTGCGCAGCGTCTATGCAAGCTACTACGCAGTCATGAGAACAGGCGCTGTGATCTACGTCGCACACGGCGAGTCAGAACGCGCTGCATTCACGGACTGCATGGTGGAGGCCGGACTGAAACTGTCACAGGTGCTGATCTGGGTGAAACAAAGCGCCACGCTTTCACGCCAGGACTTCAACTGGCAGCACGAGCCAATCCTCTACGGGTGGAAGGAAGGCTCTGGCCATTACTTTTGCGGCAACTTCACGCTGACAACGGTGATCGACGATGACGTCGACCTGAAGTCAATGAAGAAGGAGCAGCTCATCGAGATGATCAACGAAATCCGCAACAAAGCCAGCGGAACGATCATCAGGCACAACCGGCCAACCAAAAGCGATCTGCACCCGACCATGAAACCAGTGGCACTGGTGGAGCGCATGCTCGAATGGAGCAGCCACCCAGGAGATATCGTCCTCGATCTGTTTGGTGGAAGTGGCAGCACGCTGATCGCTGCACAGAAAGCAAACCGGCAAGCGCGCCTGATGGAACTCGATCCGAAGTTTGTGGACGTCATCGTCAAGCGCTGGCAAGAGTTCACCGGAAAGCAGGCAACACACGCAGAAACTGGAAAACCTTTTGCGGAGGTTAAAAATGGCAACGAAAAAGCAATCGCAGAAGCAGCCTGAAGCTGCTGAAAAATCGGTCATAAAAAAGCAAGGCGGCCCCAGACCGAACAGCGGAGGTGCGCGTGAAGGGGCTGGCCGACCGGCATTCCAGCCCACAGACGCCGAGCGCAAGCAGGTCGAAGCCCTGTCCGGCTACGGCCTGCCCATCGAGCAGATCGCAGTCCTGGTGCGCGACGGCATCGACACCGACACCCTGCGCAAGCACTTTGCAACCGAACTGATCTCAGGCAAGGCCAAGGCCAACGGGCAGGTAGGGAAAACCCTATTCCAGAAGGTCATGGCAGGCGACACGGCCGCGGCCATCTGGTGGTCCAAGACCCAGATGCGCTGGAAGGAAGTGCAGCAGCACGAGATCACTGGTGCTGATGGTGCTCCCATCGAGTTCCGCAAGATCGAGCGCGTGGTGGTCGGGAAGTGACGACCCTGCGCATCGAGACACCCGCCTGGGCGCTGCCCCTGCTGGAGCCGGCGCGCTACAAGGCAGCCTTCGGCGGCCGTGGTTCCGGCAAGTCGCACACCTTTGCCGAGATGCTGATCGAGGCTCACATCATGGACCCGACCAGCCGGTCGGTCTGCGTGCGCGAGGTCCAGAAGTCGTTGGCGCAGTCGGTCAAGCGCCTGCTGGAGCTGAAGATCGAGGCCATGAACGCTGGCGCTTACTTCGAGGTTCAGGAGGCCGTGATCAAGTCCAAGAAGGGAGACGGACTGATCATCTTCCAGGGCATGCAGAACCACACGGCCGACTCGATCAAGTCGCTGGAGGGCTACGACCGTGCCTGGGTGGAGGAGGCCCAGAGCCTGAGTCAGCGCAGTCTGGACCTGCTGCGGCCGACCATCCGCAAGCCAGACTCCGAGCTGTGGTTCACTTGGAACCCGAGCCAGGCCAGCGATCCGGTCGACCAGCTCCTGCGTGGCGACAAGCCACCACCC